CATGCCCTCCTGAATGGCAATGCGGCTTTCAACCGGAGAGAAGAATCCCTTTGCACCGCCCGGAATGTCCTCAAAGGAAATGGGGACGGGAGATTCCTGCCTGAGCGCATCGAAGAACGCCTCGTAGTTCTCGACGGTGCCTTTCAGTTCATCGACAACAATGTCCGGAAGCTCCTTGCCGTCCGTCTGTGAGACATCAAAGACACTCACCACCTTAAAGGCAGGGCGCAGAACTTCGACCGTTTCCGTGACAGTTTTTCCATCTGCGCCGATCACGGGCTTCTGCGTCACGGGGTCAATCTTCTCGCGCTCTTCCTGTGCCTTGTACGGCGCGGGTGCGAGAATCTTGATGCCTTTTTCGCCCTTCATGACCTGACGCTCAAAGTTACGCTGCCACGAGGTATAACCGGCAACATAGGTTGCCTCCGGCTTCTGCATCGCAATGAGCAGCGTGTTGTTGAAGGAATAGTTGTAGAACTTGGACATCGTGCGGAGGTATTCCTTGAACCGCTCGGATTCAAACAACTCCTTGATGCCCTGTTCCAGCTTGTCCGTGATTTCGCGGACTTGCTGTGCATTTTTGTTTTCAGCCATCTCAAACCTCCATTTCTTATTTTCTTTTGGGTGAAGAAAACCCCGTCTGGGATTTGCTCAGTAAACGAGCCTTTACCTCAGACGGGGTTTCTCTGCGCGTCATCCGACGATGGAATATGTTGTCTTCGTTCTCCCATTCAATCAGCCGGTCAAACACCTCAGGGTGCTTCGTGACCATGTGCAGCAGCTCTTTATCACTTGCGTTGGGGCAGAACCAGCAGCCGTTTCTCCGGCAGTGAGCGTAGATTGGGGAAAGCAGCCCGTGTTCCTGACAGAGCTTGTAGGCGTCCGCCTCTGTCATGCCGTATTTGGCAAGCAGACTGACCTTCTTCACGCCGTCCAGACGCGCAAGGCGTTTGGGTTCATCCTCCGCGATGCCGACATAGCTCACGGTGTCCGGAGAAAGCGCGGCATTGTACTTTCGGACGGGCAGGATTTTGCAATCCCGATTGACCGCACACATCCCAGCCCACGCGAAGCCGCGAACCTCGCCCTTATGAGGTCCGCGGGTGATGACATGGTGGAACACGTCATCGTAGGTCTTGTCCGCGTGGAGAATGGTGAACTTGATGCCCAGCTCTTTTTCGCAAAAGGGCTTGAGCCGGTCATAAATGAAGTCCCGGTGTTCCGGGACTTCGCCGCTTGTGTCCTTATCAAACATGACCTCGCTGAAAACTGCCTCGTCCAGCGGCTCATTGTGCTGTGCAGCCAGAAGGAGCGTCGCTACGCTGTCTTTGCCTCCGCTGCATGAAGCAACATACTTTGGGCGGGTCATCGGTCAAACTCCATCTTGAAGCTGACGTATTTGCCGCCGCTGTCATCCAGACGGATCACCGCATCGTAGAGTTGGGGATTCTTCGGCGTGTAAAGCCCGGTCACTCGGCACCAGCCCTTGTCCAGCAGCTCCTTTGCAATCCTCTTGGTCAGTTTCTTTTTCTTGCTGGAAAAGAACTTATTGTCTTCCCACAGGCAGAAGGAGCAGACCTTGTTCGAGCAGTAGAAGTTGCCCTTGCCGATGTAGACCGGAGAGCCGCAGCGGGGGCATTTGCCGATTTCCTCCTTGCCCGTGCCGAAACGCTGGGCTTCGGCATCGGAGAGGAACGGGTAGGCTTTTACAAGATCGCCGGTCATCCGGACAATGCCGCTGAGGAAGGCGTCTGCATCCGCTTTGCCGCGCTCAATCTCCATGAGCGTATTTTCCCATTCCGCCGTCATTTTGGGAGACGTGATCTGTTCCGGCAGGACGCAGACGAGGTTGCAGCCGTCCTTCGTGGGAATGAGGGATTTGCCCTTGCGCTCTGCAAAGCCGGACTTTACCAGCTTTTCAATGATACCGGCGCGGGTTGCGGGTGTGCCGAGACCTTTCTTTTCGGTGTCATCGTCAAACTGATCGTTTCCGGCAGTCTCCATCGCAGACAGGAGCGTGTCTTCCGTGTACTGCTTCGGAGGCGTCGTGAAGTGTTCCGTGACGCTGGCAGACACACCATCCAGAACATCGCCCTCATGGACTTCGGGCAGGGACTTCATGGGGTCATCCTTTTCCTTCGTCTTGAGAGATGCCTTGAACAGCTCTTCAATGGCTTTCCAGCCGTTTTGAACAACGGTTTTGCCCTTAGTTTTGAACGCATAGCCCTCGCAGGAGAGCGTGATCTGCGTCTCTGCGTAGGTGTGTTTCTCGCCGGTCGCACACAGAAGGCGCATTCCGACAAGATTGAGGATTTTCTGCTCCGACTGAGGGAGAGCGGAAACATCCTGCTTTTCGAGCTGGACGGTCGGAAGAATGGCGTGGTGATCCGTGACCTTGCTGTTGTCGGTTACGCGGGCAATGTCCGGAGTGATCGAAACGGCGGAGAAAAGCGGAAGCTGGCGGCAGACGATGGAAATGACCTGACGGGCGGTGTCTTCCATATCGTCCGTGATGAACTGACTGTCCGTGCGCGGATAGGTCAGGAGCTTCTTTTCATAGAGCGTCTGAACGAGATCGAGCGTCTGCTGGGCGGTAAAACCGTAGTATCGGTTTGCCTCGCGCTGCAAGGTGGTCAGATCATAGAGCTTCGGAGGATTGACGGTTTTCGTCTCCCGCTTGAGAGAAGAAACGACGGCTTGCTTTTTCTCGCAAGCCGCCGCAATTCTTTTTGCTTCCTCTTCGGTTTTAACCTTTTCCAGATCGGAGGTCAGATCGCCCTTGCCGACATGGACGTTGAAATACTTCTCCTTCTGGAATGTGGAGATTTTTCCGTCGCGCTCCACCAGCATTGCAAGGGTCGGCGTCTGGACGCGCCCGACCACCAGCTTCTTGTGATAAAGCGTGGTGAAAAGGCGGGTGCCGTTGATACCGACAATCCAGTCCGCCTTCGAGCGGCTGAGTGCCGCTTCATAGAGGCGGTCATATTCCTTGCCGTCCCGGAGATGATTGAAGCCTTCGCGGATGGCGGAGTCCTCCAATGAGCTGATCCACAGACGCTTGAAGGGCTTGGTGCATCCGGCTTTGTTGTAGACCAGCCGGAAGATCAGCTCACCCTCGCGTCCTGCATCTGTAGGATAGTTCTCGGAGGTGACTTTTCTGACTTTGTTACTCGATGGCATCCAATGGGCCGATAAAGCGGTAG